GAATCAGAGTCATTTAAAAAATAGTATATTAACCTAAATTAAAATAGAATTATTATGAGTGCAATTATCAATTACAGTTTAAGAGTAGACAAATTACCAAAGGAGAAATTCATCGCAGGAAAGGATGGAGCAGTTTACGTTAATCTTACAATGTCGGTAAACGATGAAACAAGATACGGAAACAACGCATCTATTTACATTTCGCAAACTAAAGAAGAAAACGAAGCTAAAAAGCCACGAACTTATTTAGGAAACGGAAAGGTCGTTTGGAATAATTCAATTATTGTAAACGCTGAAAAACAAGTAAAAGAAGCAGTACAAGAAGAGGTAGGCAGCGACTTACCATTTTAAATTATAAGGGGAGTTTAATTACTCCCTTTTTTTTACATAAATTTTAGTATATTTATATTTTAATGACAAAAATATTATTTAATGCAAGAAGAGATTACAGAAGAAAAGACCATAGAGAATATGGAGATGGAACTTATAGCACAGGAGTGTAGCGTATCAACTGATGATGTTATGGAATACCCACCAACTGCATTAAGTTTAGGAGAAAAAACAATACAAACAAAAAACGGAGATATAAATATTCCAATAGGAATTGGCACTTATGGAAACTTTAGCTTTGTACAAGCACCACCGAAGACAAAGAAAACATTTTTTATATCACTTTTAGCAAGTGTTTATTTAAGTGGTCAAAATAATTTTGGAGGTAAAATAAAAGGTCATAGAGATGGAAGATGTTTAATTCATTTCGATACAGAGCAGGGACATTGGCACGCACAAAGAGTTTTTAAGCGTGTTGAAGATATGGCAGGAATAAAAGATTTGGGTTGTTACCAAACCTATGCTTTAAGAACTATTAACTATAAGCAACGAATGAAGTTTATAGAATATACATTAGAACAAAACAAAGGTAATAATGGACTTGTGGTTATAGATGGAATAGCTGACTTGGTAAGCGATGTAAACAACCTTGAAGAAAGTAATTTATGCGTACAGAAGATTATGGAATTAAGTGCTAAATACGATTGTCATATAATAACAGTTATCCATAGTAACTATGGTACAGATAAAGCGACAGGTCATTTAGGTAGTTTCCTTTACAAGAAGACAGAAACTGCCATAAGTTTAGAACAAAACACAGTACATAAAGATAATGTTACTGCAACCTGTAAAATTAGCAGAGGTTATGCTTTTGATACATTTAGCTTTAGCGTAAACAGATATGGTTTACCTTTTGTAGTAGGAGATATTTATGACCCATTACAAGATTTTAAAACTAAACAACCTAAACATAAAGAAATACCTTTTTAAAATGTCACAATTAATAAATAAAGCAGCAGAGAAGCACAAAACTTGGATTAACGTAGTAAACTCTTTTGGATGTCCTAAAAACATTTCAGAAGATATAGTGCAAGAAATGTATATTTATTTAATTAGATATGAGAAAGAGGGTAAGAATATTTGGTACGAAGATGGAGAAGTAAACTACTATTATATATTTAAACAATTAAGAGGTATATATGTTTCTTTTTTAAGAAGCAATAGTAAAATTACAAAAGTAAGTTTAGATGAGATAGATAAACAATTTGAAGAGATTGACCCAATAGAATACGAGGAACAGTATGAAAGGTTTTTAAATGGTTATTTAAGAGCAGTTGATGATGTTTATTGGTATGATAAGAAAGTATTTGAATTGATAGCAAGAGGAAAGAGTGTAGCTGAATTAAGCAGAGATACAAAGATAGGTTACTATTCACTTTACAATACATACAACAAAGTAAAGAACAAATTAAAAGACGATTTATTATAATGGCAAAAAGGTTTGAAACTAATATAGATATCAACAGGGAAGATAAAGCATCTGATTTATTTTGTAAGTTGTATGGATATACAAAACAAAAATTAGATAAGAATGATATTGATTTTAAAATATATAAAGATGGTAAATTTATTTGTTTTCTTGAGGTAAAAGGCAGAATAAGAAATACAGATAATGCATATCCTTTACCTGTATCTATTAGGAAGATATTAAAGATGCAAGATAAGAAAGTAAACGGAGTAATGCTTTGGGCGTGTGAAGATGGTATTATATTTTCAAGATTAGATAAATTAAAAGGAAGTATAAAAATAGGAGGTAGAAAGCCAAGAGATGGTTCTACAAACGATATTGAATTTATGGCTTACTTTGATAAATCGGATAACTTAAAAGAATATAAATATATATGAAACTTGGAGATTTTATAGAACTGATAACAACTTACACAGGTATTAAATGGCTTGTAAAAAAGATATGGGGAGAGGACTGTGGGTGCGATGATAGAAAAAATAAACTTAACGATGTAGAACTTTGGTAATATGACTTTAGAAGATAGAGCAACTTGGGAAGATTTTAAAGCGAATGTAACAAACAAATTAACTCCTGAATATAGAAAGGTACTTTGTAAATTACACGCACAATATTATAATCACAAATACAACGAACCCTGCACTTGTAATGGAAAGATTTACAAGATGTGGATAGCAGATATGGATAGAGTTTATGGTGGGTAAAATACACAAGTTAGAACAATCAATAGTACAAATATTAAACCTTGATGGATGGCAGCTTAAATGGACAGGAGAAGGTTCGCAAAGTTGGGATGCAGAGGGGTTGACTCCAAAAGGAAAAGAATGTGTTATAGAGATGAAGTTTAGAAATAAACACTATGATACTAAAATGCTTGAAAAGTTTAAATACGACAAGCTAATAGCCACAGGTAAGGTTGCTTTATACTTTGTGAATGACCCAAAGGCAAACTATTTGTTTTGGTTAAATGATATAGAGATACCCAAACCTGTAAATAAGTACTGTCCTGAAACTACAATGTGGGGTAATAAGAAAGTTTTAAAACCTTGTTACTTACTTGAAGAAAGTAAAGCAGTAATGATAAATAAAAATAATTCTGAAAATAATTAACAAAAATTGTTTATAATTAAAATATTTGTTTTATATTTGTAGGGTAGTTAGGAAATAACCTCTACGTTAAAAGACAAAGACAAATGGAAACGTACGAAGTAATAATTGAAAACCACGAAGACAAAAACGGACTATTTTATGTCTACAATAATGAAACAAAAGAGATAGTGAGCAAGGGGTATAAATATAGTAGATATGCTTACAATATTCAAGGTAGATTAGAATTAGGATATTAACTAAAAAACAAAGACAAATGAAAAATTTAAGTAAAGCAGCAAGATTAGGTAAACAAACAGAAAAGATTTGTTTGATTTCGTTAGTGATTATTTTAGGTTACTTTGTAACGAGAACAGTATCAACTTTAATATTTAGCGTATAATGAGAAGCACACAACCACACTACGACAATGGGAATAGCTACGATGTAATTGATGTTATTAATGATTATAACATAAACTTTTGTAGAGGTAACATAATAAAGTATGTTATACGAGCAGGTAAAAAGAAAGATGAGTTACAAGACCTGTTGAAAGCACAGGATTATTTAAACAGAGAAATAGAATTAATAAGAAAAAACAAATAAGAGATGGAAAGATTTGATGACGAACTACACCACCATTTAAAAAGCGAAGAGGAAACTTTCGAGTGCCAAGAGTGTGGGACACCAATAGAAAGAGAATACGGATATTGTAGTTGGGACTGCCATAAAGCATCAATGTTATGATTTTACTTGTAGATGCAGATAGCTTGATTTTTGCAAGTTGTTATAGGAAAAGGTTAACCCCTGATGATAGTCCGTACTATGAGCAATTATCAGATGCAACAGATAAATTTGATGAGCAGTTAATGGGTATCGTAAATGACCTTGAGGAACATTATGAGGTTGATAAGGTTCTTATATTTAGTGGTTCGTTAGGTAACTTTAGAAAGCTAATAACAAAGAAATACAAAGCTAATAGAACTAACCAACAGAAACCACCATTATTGAATAAGGTACACGAATACGTTAAGGAGAAACACAATTCTATTTATGGGTATGGTGTTGAAACAGATGATATGGTTGCAAGGTATTGGTATGATTTATCAAAACAGTTTGGTAGAGATGAGGTAATGATTGTATCAATTGATAAGGATTACAAACAGTTTCCTTGCTTAATGTACAACTACCATTACAAACACAAAGTGGTTTATGATATTACAGAAGAAGAGGCAATGTATAATTTATATGAGCAAATGATTATAGGAGATACTGCTGACAATGTAAACTATTTTAAAGGTAAGGGTAAGAAGTTTGCAGAAAAGTATTTAGCTG